ATTTTCAACTAATGGTAGAAGAAATTAAAAGTGCTTTCGAAGGCATTAAATCCGAAGTAAACGGAGCAATCGAAAGTGCAAAGGCTGATAATGCTAGTGCATTAGAAAGCGTTAAATCTGAATTAGAAGCTACAAAAGCTCAAATCTCAGTAGTTAAAGATGAAATCGAAAAATTGGAAGCAAAACAAAATCGTTCAAAAATGAATCAAACAGAAGTAAAAGGTTTTAATGCTAGCCTTGCAGACGCTATCGAACAAAATGGCGATAACTTAGCAAAATTAGCTCGTGGTGAACAAAAGCGTTCAAGCTTTATCTTGGATACAAAGGCAGTAGGTAATATGACAGAAGCAGTTAACTTGACAGGTGACATCACTCGTCAATATGCTAATCAAGTATATGCTTTGCCTTCTCGTAAAGTGCATTTAAGAAGTTTGTTACCAATCGGAACAATTAATCAAGGTTTATTTACTTTCCCTTATGAAAGTGGTGGAGAAGGTGCTCCAGCAGCTCAAGTACAAGGAAGTTCTAAAGCTCAAGTTGATTTTGATATCACAATGAAAGATGCAGCTGCTCAGTACATCGCTGGTTATGTTCGTATCTCTCGCCAAATGTTAGATGATATACCTGCTATGACTTCTTTCTTACAATCTCGTTTGTTAGAGAAGTATTTGATTGCAGAAGATGCTCAAATCTTAAGTGGTGATGGTACTGCTCCTAACTTACAAGGTATCTTAGGTGTAGCTACTGCTGCAACTGGTGCTGCTACAGTAGATGTTGAACAATTAGTTCAAGCTATTGCTCAGTTAGAAAGTTCTAACTACTCTGCTACAGGTATTATGGTTAACCCAACTGATTGGGCTGCTATCATGAACACTAAGAACACTAACGCTGCTTATAGCTTACCTGCTTCTACAGTTGTTACAACTGATGGTAATGTATCTATCGCTGGTATCCCTCTTTACAAATCAACTGCAATCGCAGTAGATAAGTTCTTAGTAGGTGACTGGTCTATGGGTGCTCAAATCATGCAAAATCAAGGTATCTCTGTTCAGTTCTCTGAAATGGACGGTGACAACTTCACAAAGAACTTAATCACAGTTCGTGTTGAAGCTCGTATCGCTTTACCTATCTACTACGCTGGTGCGTTTGTATATGGGGATTTTGGAAATGTTGCTTAATCTTTAATTAGATTTACAATACAAGGGGATAGCCTAGAAAGCTATCCCTTTTTGTTTACACTAAATTTTAGTTATTTTTGTAAAAATTAGCATAATGCAGATACTAAGAGATGTAACTACAACAGTAGCCCCTTCGGCAACAATAGTTACCTTACAAGCAGCAAAGGATTATTTAAGGGTAGATTATAGTGAGGATGATACTTTAATCCAAAGCCTTATAGATACCGCTAGGATCAGATTAGAGCAGTATGCTTCGGTTGCTATGACTGCTAGAACCCTAAAGGTGGTAGCTTATGTAGATGAGTTTATTGAGCTTCCTTATGCCCCTATTAACACTATTTCATTGGTAGAATATTGGGATGGGGAAGATTGGGTAGCAATGACAGTTGGAGATTATAGAGTTTTGGGTGATACCTACAAAAAGGTTTATTTCACATCTCCTCTTATGAGTGATTTTAGATTCACTTATACTTGTGGATATGCCACTACTCCAGAGTCTATGAAAACGGCTTTGTTGAAGATGGTAGGTGATTTGTACGAATACAGAGAATCAAGTGTTGAAAGCTCTAAGCCTTCAGCTAACTTAACAACGGCTTACGAATTAATGAAACCTTACAAAAGGGTAAGTATTATCTTCTAATGATAGGACAATTAAGAAATAGGATTACTTTTAATACTAAAACAAGCGTTTCTGATAGTGCAGGAGGGTTTGTGAATACTTTAGTACCATACTACACTTGCTGGGCTGAATTGGTCACTAATACCAATTCTAGGACTAATATAGCAGGTAAGGATAGTATTAATGATGGAGCTACATTTAGGATCAGATACACAACAGGCAAAGTGTTTAATAATGCTCTTGTAATAACTTGGAAGTCAAGGACTTATATGATTAACTCTATTATTAACGAAGCTGACTTGAATCAATATTATTTAATAGGTTGTGCAACACTTAAGTAATGGCAAAGTTTGGTGTAAAAATATATGGTGTTGATGCAATAATCAAAAGATTTGATGCAGCCCCTCAAAAAATGATGGATGAGTCCAAGCTTATTATTGATGCAGCAGTTATAGAAATAGCAGCTAAAGCAAAACAACAAGTTGCAGTAAAAACAGGAGCTTTAAAAGCCTCTATTAGACACGCTAAATATCAACCAGGTAAAGGAGCTAGTGTAAGTGCAGGTAATACAAATGTTAGATATGCTCCTTATGTAGAGTTTGGAACAGGAACAAGATTTCAGATACCTGTTTACCAAAATGTGAATATGGCTGATTTAGAAGCTTATGCTTTAACATTCAAAAAATCAAAAAAGGTAATAGGTGTTCCATACAGGCCATATATGTTTAGTGCTTATAGCGAAGTCTTTACATCTATGATTAAGAAATTGAAGTCTGTTAAGATATAAATATATTTCATTAAATTTGTACCAAAATGAAGGACTGCGGATATACATTAAGGAAAGCTTATTTCGATAAGTTTATTTCGGCTTCCTACTCATTAGCTGCCTATGATACCATAGCACCTGACACAGTAGAACCGCCTTTTTTGATTATAAGTAGTCAAACACAAGTGGACAATAGTAATAAACAAAGCTTTGCTTTTAATGTTACTATCCAATTTGACATAGTTTATAGGACTTTTAAAGCAGGGGAAGTAGGACAAAAAACTGTTGATACTTATGCAAATGAGTTATTAGAAATAGTAGGTGTTAGACCACCAAACTATCCTAGTACCGCACCTGACTTTAAAATAGTCACTTGTAAGATTGGTAGTAATATTGCTACCTTTGACTATGTGGATGAGGCATATGTGTTTAGAAGGGTTATAACAATGGATCATTTCGTGAATCAATTAACATAATATAAAATAAAATAAAATGGCAACAACAGGTGTATTTAACGGAACTTCATTAGTAGTTCTAATTGGGAGTGAAGTAGTAGCATACGCAACATCTTGCTCTTTAAGCATTGCAATAGATGCTCCAGATGCTTCTACTAAACAAAGTTTAGGATGGGCTGATGAGATTGGTGGACAAAGGTCTTGGTCTTTAACAACTGATGGGTTAGCTACAGTTTCTCCAACAACAACAGTAGCTAATTATGTAAGTTTACCAGAATTAACTACTTTAGCTCTTCTTAGACAACCAGTTACAGTTATGTTTACAACAGTAGATAACTCAATAGTTGGTGGTGTAACTCCAGTTACAGATGATGCTAAATGGACAGGTTCTGCGTTTATTGAAAGTGTTGACATGACTGCTGATATGGAAAGCCCAGTTACTTACTCAGTTTCTTTCAAAGGAACAGGAGTATTGACTCAAGGTAAAAACTAGAAACTAAACAAACCAAACATATGAGAGGACAATTTGAATTAACTCTTTCCGATGGAAAGAAGATACCGATGCGTTTTTGTACTTGGAGTCTTAAAAGATTCTGTCAATTACAAGGGATAGGGCCTTCTGACATAGGAGAAGCTTTAAGTGGAAAAGACTCAATAGATGCTATTATTAACTTACTAAAATCGGCTGCTGAATACCCATTATATTCTCAAGGCATCACTCCAAATTTTACAGAAATGGAAGTATGTGATTGGATAGATGATATGGGTGGAATGACAGGAAAGAAATTTCAAGATGTCATGGCAACTCTTTCAGAAAGCATGAATAGCGGTATAGATGATAAGCAAACAAAGTCAAGTAAAAAAGATGGAGTAAAAAAAAATTAGAGTGGATTGACATAGAAAGATATACAATGGGGGAGTGCAAAGTGCTTCCCCATTTGTTTTGGGAGATGACCATGGCCGAATTAGATTTTGTGTGGTATGGATATAGACATGAAGAAGAACAAGAGTGGGTTAGAACTAGATGGCAAACAACTTTACTAATTAATATCCAATTACCAAAAGGTAAGAAAGTTAAGCCACAGGAGCTTATTGAATTAGACTGCGATACTCGTAACTTTGTAAAACCAAGAGTAATGACAGAAGAGGAGCTAAAACAAGTTCTAAATAAATATAAAATTGTTAAACCGATAATATAATGGCAGCAGATGATTTAATGAAAATTAGGATTACGGCAGATTTTAAAGAAGCTGAAGGTGCGTTTTTAAAAATGGCTAAAGTAGCTACTGCTTTTGAAAGTGATTTTAAAAGGATTGCTGGTGGATTAAATAAAGAGTTTAATAAGATTAATGGCATGGCTGAATTGTTTGGCAATTCTACTAATGTTGTTAAAGACAAGATGGATGCCCTTAAAAGGTCAATGGAGCAATTAATGACATTAGGACTTCAGCCAATGAACCCAGAGGTTCAAAAATTAAAAAAACAATATGATGAGTTAGCGATAAGCTTAAATAACACTTCACAAGCTACTGATAAAGCTAATACCTCTGCTAAAAATAGCACAAGCACTCTTAAAAAATCTAACCAACAATGGACTAACTGGGCATTGGTATTGCAAGATTTGCCTTATGGTTTTAGGGGTATTCAAAATAACCTACCTGCATTAATGGGTGGCATAGCAGGTATGGCAGGGCCATTATATTTAGTTGGTTCGGCAATTATTGCTTTATTTACGGCATGGGATCAAGGTTCTTTTAAAGCAGAACAAGCTATTGACAGAGTAGCAGAAGCACATAAAAGAAATACAGAAGTTTTAACTAAAGGCGCAGAAGCAGAGGCAGAAGCATTAGTTGAAATGAAAAAAATGTCGGTTATTTTTGATGGTGTTAGAGATGGAACCATCACTGCAGAAGCAGCTCTCAAGACATACAATGAAACATATGGAGAAACATGGGGTATAGCAAAAGGTGTAAATGAGGCAGAAGATAGTTTTATAAAAAAATCTAGTATGTATGTAAAAGCCACTGCATTAAGAGCAATGGCTAATGAAAAATATGCACAAGCACAAGAGGCTTTTAAAACAGGAAGATTAGCAGCTGGTGAAGACCAAACGTCTTTTTTGACAAAATTTGCTGCTGGAATGGATGCTTTAGACCAAGTTGGTATAATGGGATTAGATGGTGTGTCTTTAACTAAGTTTGCAAAAGCATTTACTAAAAATTATGCAGAATCTCAAAAGGTATTAGTAAATGACATTAAAAATTTAAGTGCATCTTCATTTGATGCGTTAATGGCACAAGGTGGACAACTTGAAAAAGAAGCAAATAAAATGCTTTCTGATGCAGGTATTAAACCAACAGGCAAAGGGAAAAAAGGTAAAGTAGATGTAAAGCCTACATTAAAACAAAACGATACTTTATTAAATTCATTAAAATCTGAACAAGCATTATATAAAGATGATATGTTCATGAAAAGAGCTATTGGTCTTGAAATATTAAATGAAGAGGAAAGGTTGGCGGTTGAAAAAGCAACATTTGAAAAAGCTTCTGTTCAGACATTGTTAAATATAGCAAATGATTTTAAGTTTAAAAGGCTAGCAGTTGAAAAGGAAACTTTAGATGAATTACAAAAAATAAGAAATGAAGCTGCAAACCAAGCAGCAAAAGATAAAGAAAAAGCGGATAAGGATGCAGAAAATGCTGCTCAAAAAATAAATGATAGAAACTTACAAAATGCTCTTACTGCTTTAAAAATAGAATCAGATGTAGCCACTAAAATAGCTAATGCTAGTGGCAAAACTACAGCTACTGATAGGATTAAAATACTAGAGGATTATAAAAATAAATTATACGAATTAGCTTCGGTAGGTGGATATACTGCCGAACAATTTGATAAAATATCAGATGCTTTAATTAATGTTGATGCTGCAATAGCAGGTTCACAAGACAAAGTAAAAACATTTAGTGTTACATGGACAGATACAATGAATGGTATAAATAGTATTATAAATGATTTTATTAATAACTCTTTATTTGCATTAGGGGAATCCATAGGCAAGGTATTTGCAGGAGAAACTGTAGACGCAATAGATGTTTTTGGTACATTAATAGCAGACGCATTGCAAGCATTAGGTAAGCAATTAATAGCATTTGGAGTTGCTAAGCTAGCAGCATTTGAAGCATTAAAAAGCGGTACTCCAGCAGGAGCAGCATTAGCCATAGCGGCAGGTCTTGCAGCAGTAGCGGCAGGAGCACAAATGAAATCTATGATAACTAGAACAAGTAGCGGAAGAAATGCACCTGCTGGTAATATTCCTGCGTTTGCAAACGGAGGTATTATCAGTGGCCCTACAATGGGATTAATGGGTGAATACCCAGGAGCTAAATCTAACCCTGAAGTAGTTGCACCATTAGATAAGTTAAAAGATATGCTAGGTGGTGGACAAGGTGGTACATTCGTATTAAGAGGACAAGACTTACTTTTGTCGGTAAATAGGGCACAAAAAGCATCAAGTATTAAAGGACAAACAATTAGTTTAGCATAATGGCATACGGGAAAAGATATCTATTACAACAAGCGTTAAGAGATGGTACTCAGTTGCTAGTGAATATCTATGAAGATGGATACACTGGTTCTGTTTATAATTATGATGCAGTATCTATTTCGATAACTCCAAATTCTAATAGTGATGAGCCAGAACCTGGCATTATATCATCTCAATTAAATATCTCATTTTTAATGGGTACTGATGCTGATAATAGCAATTTCCCAATACTTCTTACTTTTAATGATAAATTTTACTATGTAGAAGTAACTCGCATAGATTCATTTGCGGTAGAATCTGTCATTTGGAAAGGTTATACTTTTAATGATTATGTAACATTACCATTTACTACTGGTACTACACAAGTTGACATTATTTGTATAGACGCATTGTCGTTTATGAAAAATACCTTTTACCCTTATACTGCTTCATCAAATCAATTAGAAAGCTTATATACTGTATTGGCTCAAGGGTTAAATTCGATAGGATTTGTTAATGGATCAAGCTTATATCAATGCTGCTCTTATTTTGGTTCTGCTATGAATAATAGAGGAGCAAATGCTGCTAATGAACCATTTTCTCAAACATATATTTATAGAAGAGATTTACAACAAAATAGTTATTATGATTTAGTAGAAAAAATAGTCAAGTCTTTTGGGTGTAGATTATTTCAACAAAATGGAGATTGGTGGATTATGTCAGCTAATGAAATGGCTGCATCAACAATTTATTTTACAAAGTATAATTTAAGTAATGGAACATCTACTGGTGGCACATTAAACAATGCGTTAACTATAGAGCCATATTCTTCTAATAATATTCACTTTGTTAATAATAGCCAAACTAAAATAACTAGAAAGGGTTACCCAGTTGTAAAGGTTTCTGCTCCAGTTAAGTTTACAAGTGATTATATAGCAAATGGCACATTTAAAATAAATAGTGCTGGGGTTGTTACCAACTGGACTCAATTAACAACTTTTTCAACAATTACAGTAGTGCCTATTCCATCTGAACCTTATGATGTGGTTGAATTAATTAATAACACATTTAGCGGAGGAACAACTTTTTCTTATGTTACTGCTGGCACATTACCATATTTTAATGCTCCAGGATTTGATTTATCTTTTGATTTTTCAATATCACGTCCTGGAGGCCCTCAAATATCAATATCTGTAGAAAACTCTATTGGACAAAAATTCTATGCTGATGAAAATGGTGTATGGGGTGCACCTGGAGTACAACAATATTATATTGTTGATTCTAATGCTGCTAATAATGTATGGCAAACTACTACTATTAATCTTCAGTTGGGAGCTTTTAATATTGGCGGTACAAATTATAATGTAGAAGGATATTTTAGATTTGAATTTACTAATCTTGGTTCAGGATTTAATTCAACTACAAAATTAAGAAATGTTAGAGCAAGCCAATCTTCAACTGCATTGCCAAGTTCTTTAAATGCAACAAGATATGTGACTACAACAAATTCTTTAACTAAGGATTTTGAATCTTCTCTTGGTATTTATAGGTCTGATATTGCTAATTGTTATGGTGCTTTATTCTATTCAAATGGAGCTCCTATTACATCATGGTACAGATACTCTCATTTAGGAACAACATATCCGTCATTACCAATACTTGTAGCAAGAGAATTATCTAATTTATTTAATAGAAACTATGCTACATTAGAAGCTGAATTAGGTAAAACATTTAATGGTAATTCATTAATTTACTTATCTAACACATATAGTGTAACGGATTCTGCATCTAGTGCATTAACTTATAATGGCAAAAAGTTTCTTTTAAATAGAGTATCAGCAATTCCATATATTGACCAATCAACAGGCATACAATTATTAGAAATAATAGATGAAGACAACACATCTACAGAAAAAACTGAGTGGATTTTAAGTTAATAAACATATAAAAATTAATATAATAAAATGGCAAGTGTAATAAATGGGACAAATATAGTTTTATATGAATATGATAGCAACGCTACCTATTTCTTTAATGGAGATTTTGGTGGAGGTGTCTTTGATGGCATTGTCTGTAGGCAAATGAGCAGAACTCAAGAGGTAGAAACTTCATCAAACTTTACTAAAACAGGAGCAGGAACAATAGCTTCTTTTATTACAGATGCTGGAGAGCCTGGAGTAACTACCATACCAGCAGGTACTTGGACTTTTAGTGCTTATTATTCTATTGTAACTGCTTTCGCAGGTGCTGAAGTTAAATATGAGCTATATAAATATAATGGTAGTGTTGCAACATTGTTATTCACATCGGCAATAACCCCCTTAACAACCCTAGCAAAGACCTTATATACTACGGCAATGACAGTTACCGAAACAACTATAGGTTCGACAGATAGGCTTCTAGTTAAGGTTATTTACACTGGCTTGACAACTACTAACCAAATTACGCTTTATACTCAATTTACTAATCCAGCTCAAGTAACTACTACTATACCATTAGGAACTCCAATGGGAGCTTCTACGAGTTGCTCTTTTGAGTCCTCTACTGAACAAGTAGAAGTAACCTCTCAAACATCAGCTTGGTTTAGAGAGTTTAAAAACGACATTACTTCATGGACTGTTACTTGTGATGGATTTATAGCTTTAAGTGGCTACTCCTATCTTGCTTTAATGCAGAAGCAATTAAACAGAGCTGCAATAGATGTTAGATTCTCAATAGATAATGACAATGCAGATGGTAGTGATACTTATGGATATTCAATAGTAAGCGGAACTGCTAATATCACATCAATCAGTTTAAGTGCTCCTGTAGAGGGTGCTTCTACTTATTCTTTGTCATTACAAGGAACAGGTGCTTATTCAATAACAGGAACTCAAGTAATAGACGGAGGTTCTACAATATCAACTTCAAGCGTGAATAGTTTTTCTTATATAGCAGCAGGTGGTGAAACAACTGTTACATTCCCAGGTGCAATCGGAGCTACTTGTATATCGGTTACAAGAGGTGGTGTAGAGGTTAGAGCAATAGCTACAAGTGGTATTCCAACGGATGAGAATGTGTCCTTTAATAGTGCGACAGGAGTTCTTACCTTTGCAACGGCAAGACCATTGGAAGTGGATGAGTTTGTAAGAATGATTGTAAAATAATTAATTAGAAATAGAATGAGTCAACAGATACAAATTACTGGAGGTGCGAAAGTTAGGGATTTACAAGATGTAATCATAGGTTCAAGTGGGGTGTTAAGCTCTTTGGCTTTTGATGTGGCTAATGGTGTACCTAAGCTTGACTCTAACGGAAAGATATTAGTATCTCAGCTTCCTAACTCTGTAATGGAGTATAAGGGAACTTGGAATGCTGCTACTAACACACCAACCCTTGCAGATGGCACAGGGAATCAAGGTGATGTTTACTTATGTAATGTGGCAGGTACTGTTGACTTCGGTGCTGGTCCGATTGCTTTTGTTGTAGGCGACCAAGTTATTTATAGCGGTTCAATATGGCAAAGGGCATCAGGAGCAACAGGAACAGTTACAAGCGTAGCGATTACCGAAAGCGGAGATAGTTTAAATATCACAGGCTCACCCATTACTACAAGCGGAACGATTAACATAGGATTCAACGGAACAAATCTTCAATATGTAAACGGAGCAGGAAACTTGACAACCTTCCCTGATTTAACAGGGTTCGTTCCATATACAGGAGCAACATCTAATGTTAATTTAGGTGTTTATGATTTAACTTCAAGATTAATAAAAATTGATGGTAGTACAAATGGAGGTTCTTTAAATATAAAGCAAAATGCAACAACAATAGTAAGTGGAATTGGGTATAATTCTATTTCTGCAAAAAGTGATACTTCACTCCAACTTTATTATGGAAATGCAACAACTTCTACATTTAAGACTGTTTTATTAAATGTAAATAATATAATTGATGGCTCTACAAGGGCTTTTGAGTTTCCCGATGCAAATGGTACATTAGCTTTAACAAGCGACATCCCTATATTAACAGGATATGTGCCTTATACGGGTGCTACTGCGAATGTAGATTTAGGTGTTTATGATTTAACTGCTGATTTGATTACAGGTGCAAGAGGTTCGTTTGCATCAAATGGTGGTAGTGATACTTTTGCTATTAACCATTCAAGCGGTGGGGGTATTGCTTTAAATATCACAAAAGGTGGAGCAGGCGAAGGGTTATACATAAATAAGACAAGTGGTAGCGGAAACGCAGCAACGATTGTAGGTGGGGTTACTTTATTAGATGAATTACACTTAAATACTGATTTAGCAGATGCTTACATAGCAAGTGCTGCTACTTGGAATGCAAAACAAAACGCAATAACATTAACAACGACAGGCACAAGTGGTGCTGCTACATTAGTAGGTGCAACTTTAAATATTCCACAATATCAAGCAGCAGGTACTTATGTTACTTCGGTAACGGCTTCTGCTCCTTTAAGTTCAAGTGGAAGTACAAACCCTAATATAACAATAACTCAAGTAAGTTCAACAGTTGATGGTTATTTATCATTTAGTGATTACAATGTATTTAGTGGTAAAATATCAGGTTCGGGTACTGCTGGATATATAACAAGATATACAGGTTCAGGTAGTACAATAGGCAATAGTGGACTTTATGATGATGGTACAACTGTATCTTTAATCAGTAGAGCATTAAGTGCTTCAAGTGCAACATTTAGTGGAGCTGCAACATTTAATGGAACTACAAGAGTTAATAGTGGTATTATAACAATTTATAATGCAAGCGAAGCGAGATTAAACTTAAACACCGATGTAGATGGAGAGCAAACTTCGGGTTGGCTTTATGCTAATTCAAATGCTACATTAGGCTCAATTGGTAATGTACATATACAAGCATTAAGTACAACAGTTTTAAGTGTATTAGATTATAATGTTTATGGTAATAATGGGTCAAATGGAGCAGTAGGAAATGTTTATATAGGAACTAGCGTAGCACAAGGAACTGATAATGGAGCAGTATTAAGTTTAGGTGGTTGGACAACAAGTACAGGAAGTCCAAGTGCTTTTGGTAGAATTGCAGGAAGGAAAGAAAATGCAACAAGTGGTAATCAAGCAGGATATTTATCCTTTGAAACTGCTAATGCTCTTGTAAGTCAAAGTACCGAAAAAATGAGGATAACCTCAACAGGCGGTATACTAATGGGAACTACTACTAGTACTAATCATAAATTAACAGTTTATAGTGCTACTGAAGCAGCTCAAGTAAGAGTAGCAGGTAATGCTCCTTCGGTTGTGTTTACTGATACTGTAACCGACCCTGCAACATATGTAGCTTATTTTGGGATGGCTACTGCAACAAATAACTTTATTTCAGGCTCGGTAGCAGGTGATTATATATTTCATAGTTATTCAGGTGGTAATATCTTATTTGGTATTAGCAATAGTTTAAAATTAAAAATAGCCTCAACAGGCAATGTACTAATAGGCACACCAACCGATTCAGGCTACAAGCTAGATGTAAACGGAACGGGTAGGTTTACGGGGGTTTTAACTACAAATAGTGGCACAAATTCTACTAATGGGATACAAATAGTTTCTAGTTTATCAAGTTCTTTATTTACGGGTGGTATTGAGTTTTTAAGAACAACAGTATTAGCGGGTGCAAAAGTAGAGCCTATTAGAGACGCTTCAATTGGTGGTGTTGGTTTAAAGTTTTTAACAACAATAAATAATGCAGCGGAAGCAAGTGGTACTTATAATACTGCCCTTACCATAGCCTCAACAGGTGCAGCTACATTTAGTTCAAGTGTAAATATTGGAACAAGGACTGCATCACCAAATAGAAACTTAAATATATATGCTGCAACTAATGATAATGCGATAATAAAACTAGATGGTGCTGATGGCAATGGTTATGGAGCTCAAATAGATTATAAATCAAAAACAACAGGGGGAACGTCAAATACTTGGACAGTTGGTACTGGTGTAACACAAGGTGCAAATTCTTTTGAATTTTTTAATGGTACATCAGCTACAATGGCATTGACAATAGGAGGCAATGTACTAATAGGAACTACAACGGATAGTGGTTATAAATTTCAAGTAGATGGACAAATATATAATCAAGGTAATAGCATTACTTCTTTTATACTTGCAAGAAACTATTCATCAGGTGCTATTACTTTACAACAATTTGTTCAAAATGGAGTTGGAACAATAGGTTCAATAACTTTTAACGGAACTGCGGTTTTATATAATGCAACATCGGATTATAGATTAAAGCAAGACTTTAAAGATTATAATGCTTTGAGTATTATATCATCTATTAAGACTTATGATTTTGAATGGAAATCTAATAAAAAAAGGTCTTATGGAGTTATAGCACACGAGTTAGCAGAAGTTATTCCATACATTGTAAGTGGTGATAAAGACGCACTTGATGAAGCTGGTAAAGTTTTACCACAAAGTGTTGATTATTCTAAATTAGTACCTGTATTAGTAAAAGCAATACAAGAACTATCTCAAGAGCTTTCAACCCTTAAACAAACTGTAGCTACAATTAATAAATAAATAAAAAACAAAATAAAATATGAAGACAATCTCTCCAGTGGTATTCCCACTAAATTTAGGAACTGCAACAGTGCTTAACGCTTATTGC